GAACAAGTCAAAACAGTAACAAAAATGTAACTTGACAAACAGCACAGAACATGGTACAATGTAAGTACAAGGAACAAGGAAACGGAAAGACTTACGAACAAGTCAAAACAGTAACAAAAATGTAACTTGACAAACAGCAAAGAACATGGTACAATATAATCACAAGAAAGAGGTAAAACAAAAAATGGAAGAAGTAAAGTGCGGTAGCAAAAAGGCTGAATATCTCGTGTATAATTATATGAACAGCGACAAGACAACCCTTAAAGATTGCTATGCCCGTCCCTCTAATGCAAAAGAAAAAGCATATTTTTGGTGTAAATATGTAATGGTAAGAAGTAATGGTTATGACATTAGGATTTGTTCCTACAATACGCAAATATTTACAGCAGCTTTTCGTTTTATGGAAAACGGAATTGAGTATCTGGCCTATATCACTCCAAAGCACATATATAAAATCCGGCTTTACTAAGCCGGAAGCCTAATGCAGCCGCAGAAATGCGCCGGTCACAAGCCCGGAATAATGCAGAGTGGGCTATAATAAACATTAAAGGGAGAGCTAAAAATGAACAAATTTGAGAAAAAAGCCGCCGAAATTTCTGCCTATGGTGAAATTGTAGATTTGCTTGCAGGCAATATCGAAAATATTAGACAGTGGAATTATAATGTCCGTGATGACGGCAGCGAACTTAGTGAATACGAAATTGCTGAAAACGAAAGAACAGATATTCGTATTTCGGTATATCAGAACGTAATTAAAATGCTTGAAAAAGTTCTCTAATACGCCGCAAGGCGTTAATGCAGCCGCAGAAATGTGCCGGTCACAAGCCCGGAGAAATGCAGAGTGACGCTAATTAAAGAGGGGTGTATTACTATGAGTAAAGCAGGCGATTATTTGCAGCAATTGCAGACGGATTTGGATAAACAGAGAGAAATATGTTGGAATACGAATTCCGAGAGTCCCGATTTTAAACTAGAAACTTTTAAATATGCTGAGCGCCGTGCGGCATATAAAGCAGCTAAGCAAATGTTAATACTTTTATTGGAGGATTTAGCAAAATGATTACTCTTAAACTCAAAGACTACAACCGGCTCGAACTCGAAGCAATGTACCGTTTGCTTTCCGACTTCTTGCTTGAAACGCAGCGTTCGTGCGCTGTCGGAACACGGTGCAAAATATGCGAATACAAACGCCTGTGCAATGATTGCTATGCAGCACTTCAGTATGTCGAAGAAAAGCTACAGATTAAGTAAAACCTACAATCCCGGTATGCAATTTGTAACTTTTTGTAACTTCTATTTTGACGCCTAATATGCTATACTATCAATAGGGCGGCAATCCCCGCCCTACCATATGGGAGTGCAGGACGCACAAAAGCACCGTTCAAATCGGTGCGCTCCCAACAAACTATTTTTAAGGAGGCCACTACTATGGCACGCAAACCGCAGATTACCCGCACTTTCAAGACCCACCGCATTACCGCACTCTGTCTCGACATTACCACCGCCGAGCCGCAGAACGTCACCGTCACTCTCCCGCGCGTTCTCAACGACGAGAAGAAAACCATGGCCGCTGTTAAGGCTGCTATCGAAACCGACACTCTCAAGGCAGTCTCTATCGTCGATTCCGAAGTCATCGAGCAGCTCTACACTATGGACGAGGACTTCTTCCTTGCCCATGCTACTTCGGTTGCTCGTGACGAAGCAGAAGCTACCACCGCCGAAGCCTAAACCCAACAAAATAATCTAAAAAGGAGAATAGTAAAATGTCTGAAACTTATGTTGCCAACATCGTCGAAACCAGCAAGGAACTTTCTGCCCGTGAACGTCTCCGCATGAAAGACTTCACCAATGCGCAGCAGCTTGACAGCGTTATCACCGGCGAAAACGAAACCTTTGTCATCGCTCCCGCAGCATATGCGGTCATCGAAGTCCACAACGAGAAGTCCAAGGACAAGAAAGACTATCGCAAGATTGTCATTGTGGACACGGCTGACAACAAGTTTGTCACAGGCTCGGAGTCCTTTATCCGCAACTTCAAGGAAATCTATTCCGAAATGAACGGCGAGCCGTTTGAGATTGAGGTCTACAAAAAGCCCTCTAAGAACTACAACGGCAAGGAATTTATCACCTGTTCTGTCCTTTAAATCCACAAATGGGAGAGGGTATCCCCCTCTCCCGTCCATTAAGAGGTGTTCGTTATGGGAAACCTAAGCGAGTATAGAAAGCAAAGAAAGCGCATACGAGATTTCATTTCAAGGAACAAGCGCAAGGGGTATTTTTTCAACTACGAACTCCCGTCTATTCCAAAATCTCCGACAAGCAAAGACATTGAGAATCTTAAAAAAGTAACCCCTAAAGTTTTGCGTGAAACAGGCTTTTTTGTAGACGCTTCTACAGGTGAAGCAACAGCAGCAACAGAACATTTCGCGGAGACAAGAAGAAAAGCGGCAATTAAAGCAGCACAGACAAGGCGCAGGGTTTCACCGGAAGAATTTGAAGCAGGTATATTAAACGGCGAGCGGCACTTGCTAAATGAATTGCTGTTTATGCTTGGAAATCCGGACAAAAAATACTTTTACAAGCGCAGAAAACGTTACCAGATATATTCAAGTGAAAGAGCGCAATATATCATCGATACTATACACCAATATATTGCAGAATATGGCGAAGATGAAATAGCCCATAGAATTGCGCAAAACTTTGAAGCAATAAGCGACGCAATAGATAAGCTGTTGTACAAATATCCAGAGTCAGAAATAAACTTAGGCGCTAACATAATACTTGACGCTATTCGTGGTAGAAGTATGACAGCGAGCGAAGCCAGAGACTTATACGAATTAGGCGACGAAGTTGGTTATGAATGAAAAAGCCGTCATATCGCTACTTTGTAGGGGACTTTGAGACAACGGTATTTAAAGGACAAACTTACACCGAAGTGTGGGCAAGCGCTTGTGTCGAAATGAATACAGAAGATGTTGTTATTCATCATTCGATAGGCGAAACCTTTGAATATTTAGTAGGATTAAACAGCAACATTATTATTTATTACCACAATCTTAAATTTGACGGCAGTTTTTGGCTATCCTATTTGTTAACAGAGCTTAAATTTAAACAGGCATACAATAGTTTAAATGAAGAGGGAACTAATGTTGAATGGCAGAAGCAATCAGACATGAAGAACAACACTTTCAGCTATCTAATATCTGACATGGGTTCGTGGTACAATATAACTATTAAAGTTAACAATAAATACATCAAGATAGTTGACAGTTTAAAGTTACTTCCATTTAGTGTTGCGCAAATAGGAGAATCATTTAAAACAAAGCACCGTAAAAGCGCCATTGAATATACCGGTATACGTTATGCTGGCTGCCCAATTACAGAGGAAGAACAAGGCTACATTGCAAACGACGTTCTTGTTGTTAAAGAAGCTCTTGAAATAATGTTCTCACAGGGCCACAATAAATTAACGATTGGCTCTTGCTGCCTTGAAGAATTTAAGCACACATGGTTTAAGGAAGAATACGAAAGCCTATTTCCAGATATCTATGCATATGAAATAGACCGAGAAACATACGGATATGTAAGCGCAGGAGAATATATACGCAAGAGCTATCGCGGAGGTTGGTGCTATCTCGTCAAGGGCAAGGAAGATAAGGTTTTCCACAACGGAACTACTGCTGATGTTAACTCTCTTTATCCGTCTGTTATGAGCAGCGTAAGCGGCAACAAATATCCCACTGGTAAACCAACATTTTGGCACGGAAATTTTATACCGCCTATAGCAGAGGACGGAAACCATTATTACTTTGTTCGCATAAAGACAAGATTCAATATTAAACCCGGCTATCTACCATTCATACAGGCAAAGCATAACCCAATGTACATAGGAACTGAAAACCTTGAAACATCCGACATATATGATAGCGAAACAGGTAAATATTATAGTAAGTATATGTGGAATGGAGAAGTACACGATACACGAATGACAATGACAGTAACCATGACAGATTTAAAACTAATTCAAGAGCATTATAATTTAGATGATTTTGAAATAATTGACGGATGTTTCTTCAATGCGTATTCCGGTTTATTTGACGAGTACATGGAGAAATATAAGAGACAAAAACAAACAAGCAAAGGAGCGTTAAGACAATTAGCAAAACTTTTTCTCAACAATCTATATGGTAAAATGGCAAGTAGTACTTGTTCAAGTTTTAAGGTTGCCTTTGTTAAAGATGACGGCTCTATAGGGTTTTTCACTGTAGAAGCGTATGACAAGAAGCCCGGTTATATTCCTATAGGTTCTGCAATAACAAGTTATGCCAGAGACTTTACAATTCGCGCTGCCCAAAAGAATTATCACGGAAAAGACAAACCAGGATTCATTTATGCCGACACAGACAGCATACATTGTGACCTTGCACCGGAAGATATAGTCGGGATAAAGGTTGACGATACAGAATTTTGCTGTTGGAAACTTGAATCATGTTGGGACTACGCATACTTCACACGGCAGAAAACATACATAGAACACGTCACTCACGAGAATCAAATACCAGTTGACAAACCGTATCTTGAAATAAAGTGCGCCGGTATGCCGGAAAAATGCAAAGACCTATTCGCAAAATCTCTTGAATCAACGCCAGAAAAAGTAGAAGAATGGAGCAAAGAAACTATTAGAGGAACAGACATACCAAAGTATACACAGGAAGAGATTGATTTCTTTTCAGTTAGGCGTTCATTAACTGATTTTAATGTCGGTCTGAAAGTACCCGGAAAACTCTTGCCAAAGCGAATTAAAGGCGGCGTACTACTTACCGAAACAACATATGAAATGAGGTAAACATGGACTTCTTTATTTGCCAAGGCTCTATGAGAAAACTTATAGGCATTCTGTCTATGATAGAAGAAATGAATATTAAAACATACGGCGTAAGCATAGACAAGACCATTGACAAATACAAACTATTTGTACTTATGAGTAACACAGACCTGTCGTTGGTTCGTGAAAGAGTATCTAATATGGAGGACTTCTAATGAATATAGATTGCAACAAAAATCACGATGAATTTGTATCTCTGTTAAGAGCGTCTAAGCGTCCCGGAATTGAACAGCTTATTAAATATCTTGAGAGTACTGATTTCTTTACAGCACCTTGCTCTACCAGATATCACTTGTCAAAGGAGGGAGGACTGTGTCAGCATAGTCTAAATGTTTTTGACGCAGCCAATTTGTTCTCAGAAGCCTATCAGTTTCCGGGTGTTACAGGAGAACGTTATATTCCGTTTGATGATATGAACGTTCTCATAGCTTCACTTCTGCATGACATATGCAAAGCAAACACATATAAAAAGGAACTGCGCTGGCGAAAAGACGAATCAAATCAATGGGAACAGTACGAAACATACAGTTTTGATGAAGAGTACGCCTTTGGACACTCTGAAAAGAGCGTATATATCGCGTCAAAATTTATCAAACTTGCAGACGTTGAAGCACAAGCAATTAACGCGCATATGGGATTTTCTGATAGCCGTGGTTTTCAGCTAATAGGCAGCATATTCAAGCAGAATAGTCTTGCTCTCTTGCTTAATTGGGCTGATATGTATGCCACATATATTATTGAAAATGAGAGGGTGAATCTTGATGAAAAATAAAGTTGTTAAATCGTCTGCCAAAAAGGTTGTAAAAGAGCGCAACAGCACTACAAATTATCCAAAAGATACCCACGCCAAGTTTTGTGAACGTTGTTATGCTTATAACAATGGCTGTCCACGCGGTTCTAAGCATGGCTGTGATTTATGACTAATGCAGACTTTTACCATAAATATTTCGTAGGCAAAACCTTGCAAGAAGTATATGAACTTTTGCCATTCGCTGGCTATACAAGAATACTCTGCGATAATACAGGTTTTTATAAGCCAGCATTGCACCGAGAACGCTTTGGAAGTGATATAGTACAAAAAGCGTATCGTTACGCAGATGAAATATTATGGATAGAAACAGGTAATGTCGCTAATAGAGCCAATTTAGAATTGTACAAGAAAAAGAGAAAAAACAAAAACCCTAAGAGATAATTCTCTTAGGGTTTTCTATATCCATAACGCGAGCAAACACAAAGCGGGTAGCAAATCCGACAACGTTACCGGCAGTATATTTCACCTGTGCTCTCCGGCTTAGTCAATGTGTTAGACCCACGCGGATACTCAATAACTTAACGCCTTTAGCAATGCGTCCTTACATCTTAGGTCTTTAAATCTGAAACACCCACGTTCAAAATAGTAACGCATATTTGCAAGAAACAAATCATTCTGTTTGAGCATTACATAGTTTATCTCATGGTCATCAGTAGTGACGGCTATTCTTCCTTTGTACGTTGCGTCTGCCCGGTCATCGCAGTAAATGATACCAGCGTCGGCAAACTCACGAATAGCATATAGCTGCCCTTTGTACTTTAATGTCGCAAGATAACGGCTTACTCCGTCCGGTCTTTCTATAAAACTCTTGCTATCATTTAAATACACATTCTCCGCTGAATATGCAACGTACTGACTTTTGGCAAACGCCCTGTTAAAACCGCTTTCTTTCTGCGCCTTACTCGCGCTTTCAACAAATCCCTGTTCAAGAACAAATCCGTCTCCACGCAGAAACCTAACCTTGTCTGTAAGACGGCTGGATATACCAAGAGCTACATAATATGGGTTCAAAATACTAACCGGGTTTCCTATCAAATACACAGGAACATATCTAATTTGTGACCCATTACCACGAGCAACAGACGTATGAATAGAAATAAGTTTTTCAACTTCATCGGTGCAGTAATGATTTGTCTCACTTTGAAACTCGTCCATTAGCATACGAGATACGTCGTTAAACATATGCGAATTTTTCTTAATCTGGTCTGCGTTATTCAACGCGACAGCATATCCGCAACTAACATCATCAATAAACAGCTCGTGGTAAATTCCCTTTGCGTTCTTCTTTGAAGTCATGTACGTATTTGGAAAGAACAAACCTTGGATATCTTTATAGAATTTGTCGGCAACATTATCAAGCTCGTAATTATACCGGTATATAAGCATGAATTTGCCACCGTCCTCTTTCCAACGGTTAACGCAAAGGCGGTTAAAATACGTTGTCTTACCGCCGGTTCTGTTTGTGGTTACAATTATAATTTCTGGCTTCTCGCCATTGATATCTTTTAGTGACAGAACTTTTGTCCCGTCATAGTATTCTTTATTTGCCATAGTTATTTTCACCCTATAATATTTTAGCATATACTATTGACATTGTCAAGCACTTATGATATAATATTTGAAGAAAATGAAAGGAGGTGATTAAAAATGAACGTCAAAATGACAATCATCGTGGCTTCCTTTATTCTCGCAGACATTCTTACCGGTCTCATCGCTGCGGTACGAAATGGCGAATATAAATCGTCAGTTATGAGAGTCGGCCTTTGGTCTAAATTGGGAGAAGTTGCTGCGATACTTCTGTCGGTGCTCTGCGAGCGGGCGCTTCCTGTTATGAATGTGGATATCCAGCTTCCCATTTTTGAGGGTGTTTCCAGCTATATCTGCATTATGGAGCTCGGTAGCTGCGTGGAAAATATTACGAAGATTTCCCCGGAGCTGAAAACTGTCCTTGGTCGTTATTTAGGTATTTACAAAAACAAGGAGTAAGAAATGAAAGGCATTGACATTTCTGAATGGCAGGGAAAAGAATTTTCTATTTCCGAGCACGACGTAGACTTTGTTATTATCCGCTTGGGCTACGCCGAAAGTAAAGACAAATACGCCGAAGAATATATCGCACAGGCAAATAAGTTAGGGCTTCCGTGGGGCGTATACTGGTACAGTTACGCGCTCACAGTGAAAGACGCTCTTGCTGAAGCTGGAGCTTGCCTTAAATTTTTGAACAAAAGAAAACCACCTCTCGGCGTATGGATTGACATGGAAGATGCCGATAGTTTCAAAGCTAAAAACGGTATGCCAGACAGTGCTACTATCACAGCTATTTGCAGAGAATTTTGCCAAAGCATGAAAGACCATAATTTGTTCACAGGAGTTTATGCTTCTGAATCGTGGTTCGGTTGGAAGATTGGCGCTACTGGTTTTCCAAAATGGATAGCAAGTTGGGGCTATAACGACGGAATAAATTATCCAAACCTTAGCGACAAATGTATGATACAACAGTATCGTGGATATCCTCTCGACCTTGATATCATGTATGCAGAAATAGATGACTTCAAGGTGCTTGAAGATGAGCCTGCTATAAGCATAAACTATGACGATGCTATCGCTACAGTTGTGTCACACTTTGCGTCAGAAGTGCTTGATGGCAAATGGGACAACGGAGAAGAGCGTAAAAAGCGTATAGGAGAATACTTTTACAATCTTATTCAGTCCGAAGTAAATCGCATATGCGGGGTGTAATAGATGGGGTGGAATGCCAAGAGCACAGGTGGATATGCTATAGAGAGCGGTGCAGCGCGAAATAACGCTCTTGAAATTGCAAAGGTGTTGATAGCTGACGGCTGGACAGACAAGGCTATCTCCGCTATGCTCGGCAACGTCACATATGAAAGCGGGTTAAATCCGTGGAGATGGCAAGGAGATTATGTCCCAACATTCACGGAATTTGTAGGGTGGAGCGCAGAGCAAGCTGCATTGCACGGCTATGGGCTTGTTCAGTTTACGCCAGCAAGTACATATATCAACGCCGACAATGCTGTGACGTATGGGGGTAAGGGTTACTCTCCGCATTTTAGCGATAAAACTGCTTTTCCAAAAGACGGCAATGCCCAAATGTTATTCTTCTTGTCAATAGTTACAAGCAGTTGGTTACATCAACTTTATAACTACTACAATACTCCGTTTCTAAATATAGGCGTTGACATATCACAGTGGTATTATACCACATATGAGAATTTTAAAAAGGGTATCAACAACGCCGGACAAGCCCTAACGCTCGCTGAATTGACTGGCGTATTTGAACTTTGTTATGAGCGGCCAGCAGCGGAGTATGCAGCTTCAAGTTATAATATAAGAGTAAGCAACGCCGAATATTGGTACAAGAACATAAAATCAAAGTCTGGTATGCCGTGGATTTACTATTTAAAAAGGAGGAAATAATATGTCTGTTAAGACTAAGGAAGAAATTCTTGCTTCTGTTCGCTCGATTGTTGGCGAAGATACTTCTGACGCTACACTTGAGCTGTTTGACGATATATCTGACACTCTTGATAATTACATCAATACTGAAAACATCAACTACAAGGAAAAGTATGAGCAAAATGACCGCGAATGGCGGCAGAAATATCGTGACCGCTTTATGAACGGTAAGCCCGAAGAAGATGAAGATGAAGAAACGGAGGAAAATTCGGGCAAGAAATACACTTATGAAAGTCTTTTTAAGGAGGGTTAACTAATGCCTACCAGAGTTGCTATTTCCGCGCTTAATGCGAGCACGATTGATATTCTAAATACCATTCGTGCTAATGCGTCCTATGAGTATCAGAGCACTATCCCCGAAATTACCAAAGCCACAGACATTCCTAAGGTTGGCGAAATGCTTGCTGGCTACCCGTCTCTTGCCAACCAGTTTCTCAGCTCTCTTGTTAACCGTATCGCCCTTGTCCGTGTAAAGAGCGCGACGTTTAACAACGCTTATGCTGAACTAAAAAAGGGTTATCTTGAGTTTGGTGAAACCGTCGAAGAAGTGTTCGTCAATATCACAAAGGCTCGTGAGTTTAGCACGGACAAAGCTGAACAGCGCGAACTGAAAAAAACGCTCCCGGATGTTCGGGCTGCGTTCCATTGCATGAACTTCCGTGTTCAGTATCCTGTTACTGTTACTGACGAGGAGTTTCGTATGGCGTTCCTTAGCATTAACGGTGTTGAGGATTTGATTGCCAAAATTGTCAGTGCTGTCAGTGTTGCTGCCGAGTACGACGAGTATCTTCTTTTCAAGTATCTTATCATTAAGGGTGTTACCAAGGGTAAGATGCTGCCGATGAAGCTCGCTGGAACTGCTATGACTGACGCTGCTGTGTCGTTCCGTGGTACGTCCAATGCTCTTACGTTTATGAGCACAAAGTATAACGCTGCTGGCGTTCATAACGTAACCGCTAAAAATGACCAGTATATCTTCATGGACGCTAACTACAATGCACAGTATGATGTAAACGTTCTTGCATCTGCCTTTAACATGGACAAGGCTGATTTCATGGGTCATCTAAAGCTCATTGACGATTTCACTACATTCGACAATGAACGCTTTGATGTTATCCGTGAAAGCTCTGACATGATTGAGGAAGTTACGCCCGCAGAACTTGCTCTCATGGCAAAGGTTAAGGCTGTTCTCGTTGACAAGGAGTGGTTTCAGGTTTATGATAATCTGTCTAAGTTTACGGAGAAATATGTCGCAAGCGGTATGTATTGGAACTATTTCTACAATGTGTGGAAAACTGTTTCCTACAGCATTTTCTCCAATGCCGTTGTGTTCGTTGACAGCGATGCTGACGTTGCTCTTCCGGCGTCCCTTACGGGTAAGATTACCGATATCACGGCTGGCGATGGCGTGAGTGTTCTGACCGTCACTGTTGATGAAACCGCTGCACTTAGCTCTCGGCAGATTGAATTTGTGCAGGGCGCTGCTGAAACTGCGGCTGGTGTCGCTGTGCATAAATACGGCGCTTATATCGTGCCCGCTGCGCAGGCTACTATTAAGCCTGTGTTCACTATCAACGGTACGACGTATACAGCGAGCGCTAATATCACCGTGGCAACTGCCAAGGTTGGCGACGCTATCACGTTCAACAAGGGCTAATATGAAAATTGAGAGGGAGGGGATTTCTCTCCCTCTCTTTTAGGAGGAAAAATGTATGGCATATATTATTCCTAATTCGGATATAAGATTGCTCTATGATGTCCCTTTAGACAAAGGATATAGACATACACTTTGGTTCGATACACCGTCAAATCAAGAAGCATATTTTATGGGAAAGAGTAAAAGGTATTTCCCTAAATGTACATACGCCAGAGCAACACCGGGTTATATTAAAGTACAGGCTTCAGCCGATGATGTGAGAGATTGCAACTATTTGATGTATAGAAACACGGCATATTCAAATAAGTGGTTCTATGCGTTTATCACAAATGTAGTGTATATCTCAAACAATGTGTGCGGTATTGTTTTTGTAGTTGACCAGTTGCAGACATGGTTTTTCGAGATGCGTCTAAGCGAGTGTTTTATTGAAAGACAACACGCTGTCACTGATAATCCCGGAGATAACCTTATTCCCGAAAACCTTGAAACTGGCGAATATATGTACGTAGATAATAACCTTGACTGGTCTAAAACGTTCACAGGGTATGACGTTATCGTTTACTCTACGTTTTCGAGCACCCTTACCAGCGATAATAAATGGTTGTTTGCTGGGACGCAGGGCTCATATCGATGGGGTATTTATACAGGTCTAAATATGCGAGTATTTAGACACATAGAAAATGCAGATACAGTTGCTTCTATAAATTCTTTTCTATCTGCGGCTGTGGAAGAATTTGGAACTGATAACGGCATTATCTCGTTGATAATGATTCCGTCAGATAGTTTGGATGAGCAGTTGCTGCCGACACAGATTCCGCATAGTATTCCAAAAATAACTTCTCTCGACTACTATACACCTAAGAACAAAAAATTGCTGACATACCCATATTGTTTTATCGAGGGGCAGAACTGCGAGGGAGCGACTGCTGCTTTTAGACAGGAGTACTTTGGAGGAACTAATCCGGCTGTATGTCAGTTTATGATAACGTTCAATATTACTACCGCACCAGTTGCGTTGTGTGTTCCTATAAACTACAAAGGCGCTGAATATAATTATTCAGAGGGATTGTTTATTAACAACTTCTCACAGTGCTCTTATAACACAGATATGTTTAAGGCATATATGGCGCAATCTCTTGCCGGGTCTACTATGCTTAAAGCTGTTGACGAGGTTAGAGTAGGAGCTGCAACTGTAAAAAATGACGTTAATTATATGATTTCAGCTATGATAGATGGAATGAAAACAGGGCAGATTCCGAGATATAATCCAGTAAATCCAGACGATGTTAAAATAAACGCTAATTGGGTTAGAGAAAATGCCGCAACAATGACAGCTCTTTCAATGGGTGGGGCTGCTGCTGGAGCTGCTATTTCCGGCGACGCTGAAAGTTTTGGGGCTTTACCGTCAGTTGAAAGCTCTATTTATAACACAATGCAAGCTATCTATTCTCACGCTGTTGCTGCACCGCATAACACAGGCGCTAATACGCCCGACTATTTCACTTCAAACAGGCTTAAAGGTTTTTGGCTTTTCCACAGAACTATTACAAACGAATTTGCTCGCAAGATTGACGGATATTTTACACGTTTTGGTTATGCGCAGCACGTTATTACTGTCCCAAATATTCATGCAAGAAATAGGTTCACTTATATCAAGACAGTTGACTGCGTAGTACATGGTGATTTACCGGCAGATGCTGGCGATATGATTCAAAATATCTTTGACAGCGGTATCACATTTTGGGCTGACCATGATAATGTTGGTAATTACAGCCTTGATAATCCTATTTACACAGGAGGTTAATATGGCAAAAAGAAACGGGCAGGATAGAGCCTTTTGGGAAACCGGTAATATGAATAACGCTACATATGCGCAGTATTACCGCAGACTAACAGAGCTGTCTATCAGTATGTTTAGGTGGGAGAACTTGCCAGAGACAGTAGACCCAAGATTTATGGAGCTTGCACTTTTTAGTCAAGGACAGGCTGTTTTCTTTGAAGATGAAGAAATGGGTTTCCTATGTTTGCAGAATCTCTCGCAGGGTGATTTTGATGTTTATCGTGTACCTAAAAGGCGTAGAGCTTTTGCCGCGAATGGATATCAAGTTGAACTGAATGAGAACAATAGTGTTATTATTTATAATAACTATCTGCGCACAGGAAGTATGCTCGATGTGAATATGTTCGCTGCAAGACTTGCGGAGATTGACAGAACTATTGATGTTAATATCAAGGCGCAGAAAACGCCTATCCTTATCTCTTGCGATGAGAACGAGCGTTTGAGCATGAAGAATCTGTATATGCAGTACGACGGAAATCAGCCGTATATCTTCGGAACAAATGATATGCGCGGCGATACAGTAAAGGTGCTAAAGACTGACGCGCCATTTGTGGCTAAATCGTTGTACGACCTAAAGGTGCAGTATTGGAATGAAGCCCTTACTTATCTCGGTATTAGTAATACTAATGTACAGAAAAAGGAACGACTTATTTCCGATGAAATTACAAGAGCTATGGGTGCTACGATTGCAAGCCGATACAGTAGGCTAAATGCGAGACGAGAAGCTGCTGAAAAAATTAACGAAATGTTTGGCCTTAATATTGAGGTTTACTATCGTGAAGATTACCGCGAGATTGACAATGAAGTTATGCTACCGTCTGAAAGCGGCGATGGAGAGGTTTCTATCATTGCGTGTAACGGAGGTGGATTGAATGTCTAAGTATACTACAGAGGTTCGGTATATTTGCGAGATGTATGCTGGACTTGAAGAAAGCGTAGGTTTCGCGGATGTTGGCAAAGTGATTACCGATAGTAGGGATAAAATTTTTGACTTCCCGTATCCTATATTTGACGAAAATTATAGGGCGACTATTGAGAGCAAAATTCTGTTGCATTACTACACGCAGGAAATTGGACTTGAAACTGTTGGGCTTTGGAAGCTGAAATTGCAGGCAAAGATGAACGAGATTATGCCTTATTATAATCAGCTTTATAAGAGCGAACTGTTGACTTTCAACCCTTTGGTTGACGTGGATTTAAAGACACAAAGAAGCGGTAGCAGTAATAATGAAAGTAGCGGTAAGAGCGAGAGCGTTACAACGAGTAATGAAATGAGTAAGGCTGATAGAAATGCTATTGCTTACAATATGTTCTCTGATACTCCGCAAGGTGGGCTTGAGGGTGTTGATACAGAGACATATCTTAGCTCTGCTGGTAAGGCAAAGAATGAAGATTCAGTCGAGGGAGTTAATGCTGGAAGTAGTAGCAATAGCGGAACTGTTAATAATAATATTAGCACTACAGAACAGTATATTGAGTATGTAAGCGGTAAGGCTGGTGGAGAGAATTACGCAAAGAAGTTGATGGATTTTCGTAAATCGTTTTTGAATATCGATATGATGATTATTCGTGACTTGCGTTCTCTGTTTATGTATCTTTGGTGAGGTGAATTTTTTGAAAGCTATCGTGATAAATAAGAAGCCGTTTGGCATTACTGAATTTGATAACGTTATTCAGATTACGAGCGGTAACGCTTCTGCTCCTGTGGCTGATACGTTTACTATTCAGTATGTTGTAAATTCAAGCGCGGTGCAGCGGACGTTTAATACGTCAGAAGTCATTTTGCAGATAATGTAATGGAGGTGTAATTACATGATTGAATTTGTTAAAAATTTCTGGTGTCAGAAAGTGCTTCCTCTTGTCTATACTGACGCGCTTAGCTATTATGAAATGCTTGGCAAGTTTGTTGGCAAGCTGAATGAAGTTATCGGAAACGTGAATAACCTCAACGAAAATACTGTATTTAGCGTTAATAACGTTAAACCTGTTGATGGCAATGTCACGATTGATGCTTCGAGCTTTGAGGGATTTGTTAGCGGCGTTAATGGCAAGAAACCGGACGAGGGCGGAGAGGTTACTCTGACAGCGGAAGATGTTGGGGCTGTCCCGGATACAACTGTTGTGGTTAGTAGCGTTAATGGGATTGCACCTACGGAGGGCAACGTGAATGTCGGTACTGTAAAGTCCGTTAACGGAAGTATGCCAGATGCAAGCGGTAATGTTAACTTGCCACAAGTTAGCGGTGTTACGAGCGTTGACGGAGTTGGTGCTGATTCAAGCGGTAATGTACAGCTCAATGCTGTTAAGAGCGTAAACGGCATTACGCCGACTGACGGTAACGTTAATGTCGGCACTGTGAAAAGTGTTAACGGCAATACGCCGGATAGCGCTGGGAACGTAAATGCTGGCACTGTGAAAAGTGTTAACGGCAATACGCCGGATAGCGCTGGGAACGTAAATGCTGGCACTGTTAAGAGCGTTAATGGAAATTCTCCAGATAACAATGGAAACGTAAATGCAGGCACTGTTAAAAGCGTAAATTCAGTTTCGCCAGACGGGAATGGAAATGTCAATATTACTGCTGCTAATGTCGGAGCAATACCAAATAGTGCCGGAATCGTAGGAACTAATCTGTTAGCAAACAAAAGCGTTACGAGAGATAAGGTTGCTGACGAAATTGTGTATATGCCAGAAGCCGCTATTGATACAGCTTCCACCGTATATATAACAAAAGCATTTGGTGGTATTTTTAACTGGATACATGGCACTGGCTACATACTCGAAATTGATGGCCCAGAATTCAATACCCGTCTTGATACTTTCTGGGAGGCTGTAATATATAATAGCGAAGCTGGAGATTTAACGATTAAATTTACCGGTTTGCCCGCTG